AAAAAAAACATGAAATTAATTTGACACGGTTTATTATTATTATTATTATTATGAGGAACATAAATAATAATTGGAGAAAAATAAATGAGAGAAATTAAATTTAGATTTTGGGACAGTAGAAATAAAAGAATGCTTTATGCTGGAATATATGATTTAGATACTGTTGGAAATGATGGTATCTCGTTTTTAGACGATGAAGACGAATACAATTGGATAATAATGCTTTATACCGGATATAAAGATAAAAACGGGAAAGAGATTTATGAGGAGGATATTTACATAACTAGTCGAGATTCATCTCCTTCAGTTGTTGATTTCGCCTATTTTCATTATCAAATTATAGAATTTAGTTTAGAGAGCCACGATTTTGAGGTTTTAGGAAACATTAATGAAAACCTAAAGTTAATGGAGATAGAAAAATGAAGTGCCCAGAATGTGATACGCCGATGTATAGAGATGAATGCGGTTGTGGATTTAAAGTGCCAAGTGTTTCTACGGTGGAGATTAAACAGATGGGAGCACAAGAAAGCAGTGTTCCCGTAGTAATGACTGAAGATGTAGAAAAAATGTTGAGCACTACGAAATTGACGGGGAGGCCATTTGCGGAATTGTGCGTTAGCTATTGTTTAGATGTTTTAAAAAAAGCGGGCGCTAAAAAACAAACTGAATTACTAATGAGGAAAAGACATGTTAACTAAAGAAGAAATATTAAATATTATTGGGAATCTAGACTTTCTTTTGGGTTGTCACTTATGCGATGAAAATGAAAGAAAATTATTTAGGCTTTATAATCGATTACAGATAGATGTAATAAACCAATCTGGGCCACACAAAGAAAATGAAAAAGAGATACTAAAAGTATTAAGAATATTAACTGATGTAGTTGGTGCTATTAATACCCTTTTAGATGATTGGTCATCGCCGGAATCAACAAAAAAGACTTTCTGGAGAGTAGACCAAATCTTAAAATCAGATGAAATTTTATCTAAACTTGAAGGGGAAGATGAAAATGTTAATTAGAAAAGAAGGCGACTATCTTATAGATCGCCTAAATTTATTAAAGGTTTATCATGTATGGCTGGATAGTCCTAAACATCGTGAATTTTTAAATGAAATTTCTGTTCTGGCAGAGTCCATTGGTGCCCTTACAGAAAAACAAAAACGTAAAATTCAAATAGGGGACATTTATAAAGACAAACGCGGTAGGTATATAATTATAACTGATTTAAGGGTAGACCATCTAGAAGCGCCTGTACGTGGGCAACCTTTTGGTTACTCCATGGAGGACGTAGATCATCGGTATGATTTTTTCTACGACAATGAGGGCGTTATGAAGTCGTTTTATATACTTCCTCCCAAGCAAGATCTGATTTTAGATAAACGTTATAAAATGGTTGAGGCTGAAGATGAGTAGGTGCGACATTTGCAGAGCACTACAAAAAAAATTAATTCCTGTAAATGTTTTTTTTCGTCAATACGATATTTTAGGAAAAGAGATTGAGTTGGGATATTTGCGAGATATTTATGTAGGGGAATGCCATGCCGTATCATATTTTGTTTTGGAGAATGAATAATGAATAGATACGATGAGACCATCGTTGTAGATTTATATCCTCTTAGTAAAGCTCTGGCAAAATTTCTTATGCTAGACCATCCAGAACATTCAGAGTTCAGGTGTTATGGGATGGCCCTTTACAGCAAAATAGAAGATAAAATAAAAGAATTCGAGGAGGGCCAAAATGAACCGATGTAACATATGTGGAAAGTTTAGGAAGTGGTGCGAGCTACGATTGCGGGCACTAACCGAGTTTGAAGCGAAAGCTTGTTGCAGGAGGTGTAGGAAATGATTGAGTTGAAGTTGCCTTACCCACCTTCTGTTAATCACTATTACGGGCGAGTTAAAAACAGGGTCTATTTAAAGCCCTCTGGGCAGGCGTACAGGAGCGATATAAAATCGACCCTTTGGCAATGCATTGGTAAGGACAGAAAGTGGGACGGTGAGCCCATGCATGGCGATTTAATGGTAGAGATTATTATCTACCCGCCTGATAAACGTAAGCGGGACATAGATAATATAAAAAAAGCGCTATTTGATGCATTGCAGCATGCTGGCCTTTACCTAGATGATAATCAGATATGCGATGACCATACAATAAGGATTAATAAAGTAGTCAAAGGCGGCCTGATTGATTTCAGGATAAAAAGCGCCAATAGCCGGAACGTTCTTGATGATAGTATTGATGGTTTTTTAAAGGGGCTTTCATTATGAGATGTAAGACATGTAATAAGATTTTTCCTAAGGATTATTTTATTTCGAGTACTATGCTGGCTAACGAAACGGCTAAATTTATGGAATGTTTATATTGTGCAGAGGTGAGAAGTAGCCTTTATTGCGATCCGGCTACGCGACCTGATATTTATAATATAAAATTTGAAGGTGAATTATGAGTTTTTGGACGGATCTTTTTAGTCAAGCTAAAGTATATGATAGCTTGAAGCAAGCCCACGCAGACCTTAATGCGACCCAAGAAGGTGACGAGATTAGAAGCAGTGTTTATTGGCCTGGTTCTACGCGCCCTTTAGAAATTCCTGCTTCATTTGAAGGAATGACCGGAATGGAAATAGAAAATGCGATAGCTTCGGGGCAGAAAAGAATAAATGAGCAATGTGAATTCGATGAAAAAAAATATAAACACGATTGTTTAAGGGAAAAATTAAAGCACCCCCAAACTATTTATAAAAAAAGAAAGCCGACTTTCAATAAATCGGCCGCAAGTTTTTAATACTCTTTATGCATTTTGCTAAGTTTTCCTATTAACTTCTTTTCTTTTTTTTCATGTTTTCCCATAAGCTTGTTCGCTTCTTTTTTATGGTGTTCTGCTTGCTTCTTATGATGGGCGACCATCTTTTTCATTTCATGATGGGGCTTTTTGCTTTCATTAGCACTATGCTCTTTCTTCATTTCACTTTACCTTTTTTAGAGTTTCCTAAGATGCGGTTTGCTTTGGCGTCAATTTTAGCTTTAGCAGACGAAGACAGTTTGCCTTTGTTTACCATTTGCGTAGCGCGCGCCTTGGCATTAGCGGCGTGGGCCTTATCGGGCATTGGGTATTTTCGTTCACCTGGAAGCCCAAAGGTAGACTTCTTTAGTTTGTTACGGGCTTTTGCTTTTAATACTGCCATTTAGGCACTCCTAATAACTAAATTGGACAATTCAATATTCTAAATGCATATAAAATATTTTGCAATTATTTTTAAAAAAAAAGCTTGACAGTTATTATTATTATTATTATTATGAGGAGGATAAAGATTAGATAAGTTTATGAATGAAGAATTTAGACAAAAGCAAGAAAGAAACAGCATTGAAAGACATAATGTCGCAATGTGCTCGGTGTGATTGGCGGTGGCAACCTAGAAAGTTTGCCCCCATTTGTTGCCCTAAATGTAAATCATATGATTGGAAAGAGAAAAAAGTTTAATAGTTTATGTCGTTATTAACTCAGTCTGGTAGAGTGCTGTACATGCGCGTGATGATACAGAAGTCCTTGGTTCGAATCCTTGATAACGACACTTTATTAGCTGCTAGCAAGCGAATAGCTCTGATAGCTCAAATAAGAGCAACTGGGTAGCACCAGTAGATATAGGTCGCTTAATGTTCCGGAACAAAAAGCGATCCCGCAGCTTTATTCGCCATTTTTGGAGTAGTTGGACAGTTCGTTTTGGATAATGATGTAGTAGGACAAGTTGTAATTAAGTTCGAGGATTCAAAATGAATAAGTTTAAAGTTTTATTATGTGCTGCTTTAGTTTTAGGTGCTTCTAATGTTTTTGCAGCTAAAGACTTTCAAGCTGTAATTCCTACAGGGAATTTTGTAATGGCCCCATTTGATGGAATGGAAGCATTCCAAAAAATTGTAGATAAAAATATAGGAAGGAACGTTGTTTGTAATCTTTGGGCACTCGACCAAGTGCCGGTCAAAGTGCAGATAGACGCAGTTAATTATCAGTTTGACAGTAACGATTCTCCTAATGGGGTTTATACGGTGACGCCAAGTACACCGGTCAATTTTAGGAAATTTAATTGCCATCCAATTGTGTCGAATTATTTTAGTACCATTAGGTTGTCCAATTTGAACCAGGCATTCGGGCAAAATGTAGTGGTAAATTGTTTTTATTTTTAATATTAGGGGGTGCCTATTAAATATAGGCATCCTATTTAAGGCAAAAATAAATGAAAGTGGTTGAGATTAGCGGACAGTCACGAGAACTTACGCATGCTTTAAAACAAAAAGCAATTAAACTAATCGAAGAACATGATTCCTTTGTCTTGGCAATAAAGGAACCAGTCCCTCATGCTTATAGCTGGACTGCATGTAATATTGCTAATGCAGAATTAATTACTATTGGCGGACTATTGTTATATGAAGGCGCCGCTGATTGTAGAGATGTGACTCCGGAGGCATAAAATATGCCAAGACATGTTGAAGGAAAATTAACAGTTAAACAACAACGCTTCATAAAAGAATATATCAAAACTGGTAATGGGACGCAGTCAGCTATTACCGCAGGGTATAGTAAGCACACTGCAAATGAAATAGCAGCGGAAAACTTAGCTAAACCTAGTATTAAGTTAAAAATAGAGAAAGTCATGAGTAAAGAAGCAGAAGAACTAGGAATTAATGCGAGATTTGTTTTAGGAAAACTAAAAGAAATAAATGATTTGAAAATAACTAAAAATAAAAAGATCGCAGCTACTATTTTGAAATCGCTTGAGCTTTCGGGTCGGCACTTAAATTTGTTTAAAGATGAAAAAGTAATTGATATGCGATTGACTGAACATAAAAGCATCATTACGGCATTGGCTGAGGAAGAAAATGATTAATGAGGATGAATTAAAAGTTTTGTGCGATACAGTCTGGGAATATTTATTACGAGTATTTGATAGAGATGATGTGTCTGGTGCCGATATGGCTAGCATTGTTTTAACTATTAATACTAGGTTTTTAAATGCAATGAAGAATGATAACGCGCCCATCGCGATAGAACAACTTAAGAACACCTTTATAGATTTGATTAATGAGAAGTTGGGGAAAAATGATTAACAAAGAAGAATTAATAGAAATTACTAGTTCTGCATGGGACTTTCTCGCAGAAATATTTAAGAGAAGAGATTTATCTGGAGATGATAGGCTCAATATTATGTTTAACCTGGTTGGGTATTTTATAAATGTTGCAACGCGTGGCTTTACTAGAGAAGAAAAGGACTGGCTCATAAAAGAATTTATTGATTTAATCGAACATCACTGCGGAAGGGATTATAGATGAATAGTATTACGGGTGCCGTAATTAAATTACAACTAAAGATGTTGCAAGATAAATTTGCTGAGCAGCTAGAAAATAATACTTCTATTACTGCAAAAGAAAGAGAGTTAGAGTGGCACGAGTTCACGAAAGTAGTAGTAGAAATATGGGACTCTGTCAAGCAAGAGGTTGATTGAAATGACTAAATATTTTGTTGCGCCTTCTGAACCTATGTTTGGGTTTGTTTCTCACTGCTCCTGCAAGGAATCAGTTATTGTTATGAGGGGCGAATGCTCTGAACATAATAAAAAATGGGAAGCGCGAATAGACGCTAATTACATTCAAGAATTGATAGGGCGAGTGGAAAGATTAGAAAATGTGCTTTTGCATGACATGCGAAAAGGGGCACAAAAAATGTGCTACGACGCCAAAGTTGCACAGAGGAAGACCGACTAATGCCATGCCAGGAGCCATTATCAAACGAAGAACACTTACAGAAGGTAAATGATGACTTATTCGAAAATAACCAATATTTAACTAGGCTGCTTTGCTATGCTGCCGAAGAGTTGGAGAGACATTATTTTTTTAATAAGATGGAACCAAGAATGGCAGATGTTTTAGACTGGAAGAAGGAACATGCTAAAGTTGATGGGTTTCATCTAACTAGCGATGAAGAATTATGGAAAAAAGCAGAGGACAGAACAAAATTATTAAAGCGCGTACACGAGCGCATAATTACTCAATTGACGCCATTAGAATTAAGGGCATTACATATAAATAAAGACCATTAAAATGTACGGACTTGAACACGGATTATTAAACAATAAGAGGGAACGGCCAATGTTTGGATATGGACAAATTGCAGATTATCAAAATAAAATGCGCGAAGCCAAAAAGTACAATGACGATGTAGACAAACTTATATCAGATTTTTTTAAGCCGAAATATGAGCGACCTAAAACTAATGATGAAGAAATAGAGATGGTCACATTTCATAAAGGACCAAGAAAATGAAGTACGGCAGTATGTTCTATCCAAATAAAGAAGCACTATTGAACCTATCGAAGAGTGACCTTGATTCCTGGATGAAATACCACGTACTTTATAGTGAAGCAAAATGCCCATCCTGTGGTGTCGTTTTTTGGCAGATGGACATGCAAGAAAATATGGTCCCTCATTGGAAAGGGGAATGTAAAGAGAAATTAGTAACAATCGGAGAGAATAAACATGAATGATGTCATCATAGAAGACATTGAAAAGATTATTGCGAATTACTTAAATGAAACTTATAAAAAAAGTGGCGTAGAATTTTTTGTGGATGGTTTGCGATTAGTAGCAAAGAAAAATGATGTAGAGATAGCTTCAACTATCCACTCGCCTTTAAAAGGTGTGAGCCCAGAATATAAGAAGTATCTTAGCGAGTGCTACATTAATCCAATTATTCAGGCGATTACTGCGAGTATTTGTGAGCAATGTAATATTAAATGCCAGGGCATTCTTTATTGGTTCCGAGATTGGAAGGAACCACCGAAATTAGTAGATAATTATTACTGTTATTTTTGTTCTGATAAATGTGCCCAAGAATTTTCAAATAAAAAAGGCATTTCATTCGAAGTGACCCCAACCGGAGATAAAAAATGAAAGTGTACCAAATTAAACTATGCGTGCGTGGCAATCCTGCTGCAATGCAAACTTTTATCGTAGAAGCTGAAGATTATAAAGCAGCAATTATTAAGGCAATAGAAAGGTTTTCGCAAACGAACAACTTTCCTACTAATGAATGCGCCGTAGTTGATTTGCAGTTTATCGAAGAGGTAGACAATGAGAATTCTAAAAATTGCCTGTCGGAAAAAGCACAAAAAATAGCTGAACTCTTAGCTTACTCTATTAGGAATTCTAATGCTGGAGACAATGAGACAAAAACTGTTGAACTAAAAGTGCCGGTGGACGGAGAAGTTACAGCAGAATCCATTGATATACTGCGCGTAGATGCTGCTGGTCATAAAGAACGTGAGATAGTGGGGAATTAATATGAATATATCATTCATCGGATTGGACAATAAAAAGGTCTTTTTTGTTGATTTTAAAATGCACTCAATAACAGAGGTAAGTGATAATTGTTGCGAAGTAGCATTTTTCGATGGGTCTCCTCAAGGCCCTAGTGGGTTGCGTTATTTTAAGGTAAAAAAAGGGCATCAGGAGATGGTTAATATTTATCTACGCCTAGCACGAGAGCGGGAAGAATTGGAAGAATTTGAGTATTCACTTGAGATTATGTAATGATTACTTATGAAGTCAGTGTTTTTTATGGCGCCGAAGGCGAACACCAAAAAATCATTGTTAATTCGTCTGATAGGCAGACGGCGGTCATGCAAGCCGCTACTATTTTTTGGCATGAAAAAGAAGGCAAGACCACTAATGTGAATGGGTTTGCCGTAAGAGAAATAGAAGATGAAGAATGAAAAGTCCGCCGTTCAGATTGAGCATGAACAAAGAATGAAGGACAAGTTTGCAATTTGTAAAGATTGTAAATGTACTTTTCAGCGTCCCCAGTTAACTGCCTACTTTGTAAATGATGGAAGAAAAAACTTTAGAGGTAGCTTTATTCGTGGATGGGCAGAAAAAGAATGCCTCTGCGGAACCATCCATCCCGCTATTATCTATGATAAATTTGACCCAAATGCAGGAGACAGTAATGATACTAAAAACTGTGGATGATTTAATTAGAGAGTATAATCGCAGGACAGCTCTTGGTACTGTTCATCATGAGTGCGGAGATGACAAGTATAGTATTCCGCGGGGGCGTCATTATAAGATACAGACTGGAAGCAAAGTTTATATAGTGCCAGGGACTGACTACGATACTTTACCACATGGATACTTTGAAACAAAATGCCCTAATTGCCAGGAAGTTTTTCCTGCAATTGATTTTGAAGAAATAGAATACCCAGGGGACGAGGACAATAAAGATGAGATATAGATGTGCGCGCTGCGAAAACTTCGTTAAAGACAAATTCATATTTGGGCTATTGCATGTGTGTTTGAGTGATGAAGAACTTGCAGCAAAACAAAGGATGATGCACGCAATTAAGGCGCAACAAGAGAACTTTTCGCCTTATTTAGGGAGCTTAAAATATTTGTCCTGTATGGATGCAAGCCAAAAACAAACACAGGAAAATAAATGACACATGCATTGCGAGGGAAGAATGGAAAGATTTATAAATTTAATGTTACCAGGTGATGCTCGCTGCAGCTTTTCAAGGGTCGCGTGTAGCGGGGAAAATAAAAACGGTGAAAGCCTTCCATCTTTGGTAGGCAAGCATAAAAAAGAAATTTTATATATTATTAAAGAAGCAATTGCAAAACTATCTGAAGCATGGATAAGAAA